ACCATCTGGATCTAACTGGACTATTGTTTGATTATGGCTATTCGTATTGACGGTACTAATACCACCGCTAATCCAGGTATTACGGGAGCAGACGCCGACACAGGTCTGCAGTTTGGTACGGATGAAGTGCAGTTTGTAACTGGCGGTACTAATCGTGCCACTGTAGAAAGCAACGGTAACCTTACTATTGAAGACGGTAATCTAGTTGTTGCAGCTGGTCACGGTATTGACTTCAGCGGCACTGCTGATGGAAGCGGTACTACAACCAGTGAGCTGCTAGATGATTACGAAGAGGGTACTTGGACGCCAACATTTATCGGCGCGACAACCGCTGGATCTTATACCTCTACTAATGATGCGTGGTACACAAAAGTCGGGAACACGGTCACCGTGTATGCCGAACTTCAAAATATCACGGACGTTTCCCTTGGTAGCGGAGGACTCAATATCAGCGGCCTACCTTACACAAACGGAAGCTCAAATGCCTTAGGAAGCGTTATTTTTGTTTCATTCAATTTAGACGATACTACGGTTAATCTCACAGCGTATGTAGGTGCTGGGGATTCTGTAGTTAAGTTCTTTGAAACCCGGGATAATACGAGCAGTAGCGGCGTAAACGTCCTTGACAGAGTCGTCGACACTGCTGACCTTTACTTGCAGGTCACCTATAAAGTCAACTGACAAATTGCCCGCAATGGCATAAAACTATGCCTAAACCTATTTCGTCTGGAGGACGACCTTAATGGCTATTACAAAACGATTTGAATACAAAGAAGAAATCCTGCCTAACCAGGTCATTCAAATCCGCACCACTACTGTGTTGGAAGAGGATGGTGTCGAATTGGCACGCAATCACCACCGTCATGTTGTTGTCCCTGGACAAGACGTAAGCGGTGAGATCCAAGAGGTGCAGGACATTGCTTCTGCCCTCTGGACTGATGAAGTCATTGATGCTTATCAAGCTTCTATTGTGGAGGCATCTGAATGACAATTAAACTAAAAGGATCTACAGACGGGAGCGTATCACTACAGGCTCCCGCCGATACCAGCCCGTCTGGTACTGATAAAACATTTACACTGCCGGCGGCTGACGGCACGGATGGACAAGTTCTTAAGACCAATGGTTCTGGTGATTTAAGCTTTGCCAGTGTTCCGCTGTTGGCGATTACTGAGGCTGATCAGTGGCAACTTCAATCTGACAAAACTAGTGATGGTGTAATCACGGATTTAGCACGGAATCCTGAAACAAGTGCCACCTATATCGGTACTGGAATGTCAGTGTCAAGCGGTGTTTTTACTTTCCCGAGCACTGGAAAATGGTTGGTAATTCTCAGCGCTGTTTTTCAGATCGCCAACTCTGATACTGCTATTCTTTACATAGATGTTACTACAAACAATAGTAGTTATAATACTGCTTCCGCAGCTACTGACGGTAATAATGGAACAGGAACGAGAAACGGTTCGGGTACAGCTTTTCACCTTATGGATGTAACTGATACATCACAAGTTAAAGTGCGTTTTAACGCATCGTCTCTCAGTACAGGAAGCGTTGTTTCTGGCAGTTCTGGTAACAACGAAACTCATATGCTGTTTATTCGTCTAGGAGATACCTGATTATGAGTATTATTAAAGCAAACAGAATTGAAAACCTGACCACAACTGATGGCGGTGTTTCAATTAACAATAGTGGAAACGTTGGTATTGGGGAGAGTAATCCAGCTCAGCCATTAGTCGTTTCAGGGGGAGATATTGACCCAGGAGATGTAGCAGATACCAGAAAAGGTACAATTCATCTTGTCAATCTAAGTGGTACTCAGGCTCAAGGTACTATTAGTAACGGGATCTCATTTGGTAGAGCAGGTAGTGGTCGCCGCAAAGCTTTAATTGGTTCCATTCAGACAGGAGCAGACAACGATCAAATTGGAATTGGCGTCTATACCAATAGCACTACTTCAACAGGAATTGATACTGTCACTCAAAAACTTATTGTCTCCCATGACGGCAAAGTTGGTATTGGGACGGATTCCCCTACCCAAGAACTTGAGATTAAAGCTGATGGCCCAGTAATCCGTTTGCATGACTCAGACACTGCTTTATCGGATGAGGAAGTTTCATCCGGAATTGAGTTTTACCAAAGCGACAACTCAGGCGCTGGAGTTGGTGCTTCAATTAAGGCAAAAGGTGATGGTACAACCGGAAACCTGCAGCTGGACTTCAGTACTGGAAATGAGGATCGTGCAATGACTATCTTTGCCAGTGGTATCACAAGAGTCTATCACCTTGCGGGTTCAGGTAACCGAGCACTCTACGCGTCTCCTGCTGGTTCTTTTACCACCAGTTCGTCTGACGCAAGCCTGAAGACCAACGTCACCACTCTTGACAGTCAGTTGGAAGTTGTCAAGCAACTGAACCCGATTTCCTTTAACTGGATCGATACCGAGGAGCGGGGTGACCAACTGGAGATTGGTTTCATTGCTCAAGAAGTTCAACCTCTGGTTCCTGAAGTAATTGGTGCCAACAGTGACGGAACTCTGACTGTTGACTATCCAAAAATGACTGCAGTTTTGACAAAAGGTTTGCAAGAAGCACTAGCTAAAATTGAAACCCTTGAAACTCAAAACGCCGATTTACTTGCTCGTGTAACCGCCCTGGAAAATGCATAATGACAATTAAACTAAAATCATGATTACACTTATCCGTCCAATCCTTTTCTCATTCCTTAACTCTGAAAAAGTGAAGCGTCTTATCGTTGACCTTTTGACAAAACTGGCAGAACAAAGCGACAACACTGTGGATGATGAAGCAGTGAAGTTCATCGAACGCGGTTTGTTCGGTGCCAACGTGGAGTGATCCGCCTGTAATACCTTACCTGGTGCTCCCTGAAGCGCCAATGATACCCCCTCCGGTACTGGAGGTACCAAGAGCGGAGCTACCCAGCTACAAACCGCTTGTAGTGCCTCCTAACACGCTGAAGCCGCCACCGGGTATTGACGGTATTAACACAGGTGATGATCCTCCAAAAGAGGAACCAAAGATTATAAAACCGAATATTCCACCTGAAGCTCAGATAGTAGAGATCCCATTTACGGACATTGAAGTACCAATGCCCTCTACTACTATCATGACAACTGCAGCTACAACAGCATTTATTTCTGTTGCCGCCACCCTGACTGCTACGTCTTTGTTCAAATACCTAGTAATGGTGTTTAAACCAGTATTCAAACAAATATGGAGCAAACTAACCAAGAAAAAAGACCCCTCCTCAAACAGCTAAAAGAACACCATGAAGAACTTGAGTTCCTAGCAACTTTTGTTCGTCTTGGTGTAGTTGTATGGAGTGGTTTTATTATTACTCTTAATTACGTTGACCTTCCTATGATTAAAAAAGGTCAAAGTGGTGGTGATATTACGTTTGTCGCTAGCGTCTTTACAGGCGCACTTGCCACGTTTGGATTAAATACATCTAACAACAGAAACAAATCAAACGAACCTAAAAAAGAATCATGAAAAAATTGTTACTGCTTTTCTTTTTAGCTAGCCCTGCAGCCGCACAAACTGTGACTCCTAATTTCACACAGGGGTCAATGCAATCCACTACTACTACCACTGTCGATATTCAACGCACTATTGCAACTAATGTCTATGGTGGTGATTATTCATCATGGTCTGGAACAAACGTAACACCAAGCGGAGACATTGCAGATCCGGCAACAACTTATGCAGTGACCAATCCGGGCGAGCAGTTTCAACTAGAGGTTGTGACTCGTCCAGCTGGTCTAATCGAAGACAGCCTGATCACAGAAAGCATCCAACAGGTCTCTACTACTATTTCCTTGTCGGTCTTCTCGCAGTAAGCCCTGCTTACGCAAACGAAGAACCTAAGGTACAAAATACATCAAACCCCGTGGCTGCTGCAACGGGCAATGTGACCAATCAGGCGGTGCAATTCCAAAACAATGGAGCACCGTCTCGTCAATACTTTGCAAGTAACAATAGTTGCAATGGAGCCACCATGCAATTCTCGCCCTTTTATATGGGCAATGATACTATTCCTTACGATAATACTGGCTATGTACGGAGCAATAACTTTGGCGTACAGCTAAATTTTGCAGTACCACTAGACGGTGGTATGATCGAAACTTGCAAAGCTATTGCACGGAAACACGAACAGAAGATGAGGCTTGATTACGAGCTTGTCCGTGCTATTAAATGTACAGAAATTATGAAAGCTGGGTTTACGTTTAGACCTGGTAGTCGAGTAGAGATGCTCTGCAACGACATTGTACCTATTGTATCG